CAAGACCTGTCGAAAACGCTGTCTGAAATTGAAGTTGCCCGATGCAGGAACAGAGTCATTCAGATTTTGGAGGCAGCATGACCATACTTCAACATTTGTACGCGCTGTCAGTCGTGATTTTATCTGGCATCGTGATGGCAATCGCCGTCGTGAAAATTGCAATGCACAAAGAGGAGGACAAGGCATGACCGTGAACTACACGATCATCAAGCAAGAGGACTTCGACCCCGACAACCTGCCTGACGAGGGCTGTCTGCGTGAGGTCATCCTCGACTGGGACAGATACGGCAGGGAGGAGGATGACTCATGGATAGCCAAGGGGGAGTGCAACTATCTCCTCTGGCGCAATACAGAAGTGTCGGACAAGTTCGTGCTGTGCGTGAATGTCTGGTACCACCCACCCCATGACGAGGATGACGGGGCGTATCCCTATGAAGTGCAGTATCTGGAAGTGGAAGTGGTGACACTTAAAGATAAGGAGGACAAGGCATGAGCAAGCATACCGAATCAGATGTTGCGACTGCAAAAGAGAGGTATAAAATGATCCGTTCTGAACTCGAAAAAGAGACCAGAGAATTTGAGTTGCTCAAGCGACAGCATGAGCGACGGGTAAATCAATTGACTGACGATGTCATCAAAGCATGGTCGGACTACCACTCGACTAGGATTGATGCGGAGTTGGCTAAGAAGCATACCGCCAGTGCTATCGACTTCATCAAGACCGCAATGGAGGGACAGCGATGAACGAAGCAGACATCAAGTTGCTACAGGGACAGGACATCGACATGGAGATTCTCCGTGCGCTGATGAAAATCCAACACGACCTACGATTGTTGGTTGATCGTGTCGAGTCCATCGAACAGATGATGATTGCTCCACCACATGGATGGGACGACATCGAAGTAACCAACCCCCCTTTCTGAAAGGAGTTTAAACATGAGCAGAATGTTTATCGATCCGGCGACGGGCGAGATGCACAACGAGCGATGGTTCCGCATGCAGGACATCGACCTCGACACTGTCATTGAGGCAATCGAGGTGGATGATGATGGCAACCTTGGATTTGTCATCATCCCTGAGAACATAACCCGGATGAAGGTTAGGGATGAAATGGTCATCAGTCTCATCAGTCAGTTCACTGGAGCGATTCTTGAACGCATGAACGAGACTAACGATGAGGATGAGCGTGAGCAGTTGCGTGAGATTGGAAAAAGAATCTGCACCGTGATGATGTTCAACCTCGCAGAGTTGGAAAAGGAGAAGAACCATGCAGACTTTCACCAGAGCGGAGGAAAATTCCACTGGAACCGTAGTGACTTTCACTGATTGCGACGGGAACCCTGTGCTGTGGGTGTTCCCCTCACCGGGGCGCGTCTGGAAAGATCGTTGGGTTGCCTTTACCAACAGCGAGGAGTTCAATTACTTCAAGGGTTCCGAAGAAGAAGTGTTCAAGTGGGCTGATGCCTACCTATCCAAGTGTGTTTAACCAAGGAGAGATGACATGAAGAAGTCTGTGATGCTGATTGCGATGGCACTGGCAAGCATGTCTGCTCATGCGGGTACGGCGTACCTCAAGTACGAGCGGAACACCGGCATGACCAAGCAGTGCTACTACGACTATCTTGGCAGCGAGTATGTGCGGACGGTGAGCGTGACTGCTCTGTGTCCGCTGACCATTCAGGTCAATCGCTGATTGAAGAAGCCCCGGCTCCCATCATGGGGGTCGGGGTTCTCTCACAGCAGTTTAAGATTCTCAGGCCCGATCTCACGGGTGTTGTCAGGGTCGTAGTCTGTCGGGGTTCCCAACTCCCACGCCCTGTCGTACTGAATCCACCCGTAGATTTCTACCTCCCTTAGTTCCGGCATCACCGGCTTGGCTACAAACAGCACAAGCCCCTTCCCTACCTGATGCCGTCGAACCGCTGCGCTATCACGGGTACGCAGCCTCTTCACCTCGATGTTATCTCCGACATCCGCCATGCCTTTGTGCGTGTCGTGATGTTTAACCGGCCAGACATGACCAGACCAGTATCGATTGGCGTACTTGGCAACCGCTAGTTCCGCCACGCAAGCGGCGACCTGAGCGGTACGGTCATCCTCCATCCTCGCGCTGTCGTAGTGCTTGGCATTCTCCCGCGACCAGTTCTCTATGAACCGACGCGCACCGACATGGGATGCCCATTCGTACTCCCACGGGTCGAGTTTGATGATGGGTCTCACAGGTTCCCCCAATCATACAAATCGGGTGCGCCAGTCTTGTCGCTGTATCTGCCGGTGGGCAGGTCGTAGTTCAATTCGATGTCACCCACCGCGCCGACCCATTTGAACCGGCTCTTCCAGACATGGACTTGGGTCTCGTTCTTGTTGCGATGGACGGTGACACCCATGTCTGCCTTGGCAAACCACGCAGCCGATCCGCTGATGTGCTGTCCCTTGGGGATGCCGCTGTCAGGTAACTGCTTGGCAGGGTGCGCCACGAACCATGCATGAATCTCATGCGACTTACAGAACAGGACGATGTCGGTGAGCATCTTGCTGATAGCCTGTTGCTCTGAGTCACCCTGCATTTCGAGATAGTTGTAGGGATCGATGACCAACCCACGAACACCCATTCTCATGACCGCCTGTTTGGTGCGGTCTATGATGGACTGTACAGTACTGGGCGCACCGTCATGGGATTGGAGGAACACGAAGTGTTGGTTCAGGAACGCGAGTGCATAGTCCCTTTCGTCGGAGTTCATCCGGTCATCCCCGAAGAAGGGTTTACCAATGACCTTCTCTGCCAACTTGGCGATGTGCATGTGGGGTGGGTTCTCGAAACTCGCAATGGCGAACCGCCACCCCCTCTGCATTGCAATATTGACGCATATTTGGTCAATCAATTCTGACTTACCGGAACCCGGAAGCCCGGTCACTACCGACAGTTGTCCCGGTAGTATTGTGTACAACTTATCAAGTGATTCCATCCCGGTGCTTGCACCCTTGACCACCCCCTGCTCGTAGAGGCTCAGAATCTGTGGGCTGAAGTCCTCTGGGAGGTACACGCCCTCAAGGGGAAGGGGTCTAGCCGCCAATAGGGCTTCTCGTAAAGCCTCAGGGCCATGTTTCTGGAGGGTCTCGTTGGCATCCTTCTCAGGGAGGGTGACCGTCCAACACTTGGCTCGACCGATACGCCTCGCCAGTTCCTCGACCAGTGCCATCCCCGGCTCGTCTTGGTCTGGGAAGAACACCACCCGCTCGACCTTGTCGATCAGTTCCCGTGCGTCCCAGATGTACGAGAAGCGACCGTCCTGCTTGGGGTCTACCTTGCCATCGGTCACCTTCTGGGGTGCGCCATTCGGGACAGACACGGCATGGATACCGGCTGACGCAAGGGCTAGGACATCCATCTCGCCTTCGCAGATGACCAGTTCCGTGATGTCCTTGGGTAGTTGGTTTAAACCAAACAGGGATCTGGCAGAGCCTTGCTGAGTGAACTCCTTGTCCCCGGTGCTGCGCCACTTGATGGCCTCAGGTTGGCGGGGGTCTCCATACACGAACCCGATGGCGGGTGAACGACCTGTCCCTGCGAAGTACTTCTCGGAGCCGACCAAGGGAAACTGGTTGGCTATCTCGGGATTGATTGCCCGTTTAACCAGAAAGTCTGTGACGATCTGGGGGATATGCTCAGTGGGTGGATCGATGTGCTTAGGTGCTGTTGACTTGGTGATGTGGACTTGTTGCATGAATGTTTTCTTCCTCATTGCTCCAGAGGTTCCGCAGTGGAAGCACTGATAGACCACTCGGTCTTCTTCCACCATGACCCCCATCGTTTTCTCATGGGTTTTTCTGCGTGAGTCTGCACAGACTGGACAACGGATGCGTGTCGTTTCTGTCTGCGAACTCAGCACTTCTTCTAGCGACATGTGGTCTCCCGTGTTCTTGCAGAGAATACCTCCCCCTTTTCCGGGTGGCTGGCACCACCCGTACTCAGTGTCACCATGCATTGCAGCATGGCACTGGAACTGCTTTCAGGGGAGATACCTATCTCATGCCCTACTTACACAAGTCCAGTCCGGTTTGGCTGTTACACCACCCACCATGTTGTCAGGGGTAGACAGAGCATGGATTTCACATGGCACTTTGGGGCGGGAAGGATGATCCCCCTCCACTCACTTACGGCTCGCCTGACCGGCGTATACAAGACGGATTTGATTTCCACCCGTTTAGCGTGTAGATTCACGCCCGTCTCGACTTCGCAAATCAAGACTACCGTTTGTTCACCCGGACGGTCAAGCCCCAGAGGAGAAATCTTCTGGGGCTTTCTTATTCCAGAGTACTGACAGTTATCTCTGCTCTGGGATTCGCCTTATCAAGGCGATGAAAGATGTGCTTCTCTTTCACCTGTCGATCATTCTCGTAGATGAATCCTTGCATGCAATCAAGGATTACAGACTCATCCAAGTCAGGTCTGCGAGTCGCGTAGTAGATGGTGATATCTACCCGGACATCCCCGGACATCAGCGGATCAATCTTTTTGCACTGCAACTTAAAGTCGCGCTCGTAACCACGAGCCTTCGCGGACTTGATGAACGCAGGCTTGCCGTTTAAATGCACAAGCATACGACTATTCGACTTGCTTGCTGGTTCACCATACACTACCAATTGTACTTTCATATACGACATTACATTGTTACAATGACAATAGTTTACAACAAGGAGATCACATGAAGATAGACAGCGATGTCCCTCTTCCTAGGCACCTCAAAGGGCGCATCAGGATTGGGTCACTTCCACTTTTAGATCTTGGGGTAGGCGACAGCATTCTTGTCGAGTGCAGCCCTGATGAAATTGATCGTGTCCTGCATTCAGTACGCACTAGGCTTTCAAGGCTCCACTCAAAGAACAAAGGTTTCAGATTCAGTTCCACAGCAGAAAAGAAAGGTATCCGCATCTGGCGGGTATGACACAGGAGACAACATGAAACTTACCAACAAGTTTGGGCTTCCCGATACGGTGGTCAAAGCATTGACCCGAAGCGAATACAGCAAGGGTGAATCCAATCGCAGTGTGACGCAACTCATCGACTCACCGCGTGTCCGCATCCTCCGCCAAGAGAACTGGGACAACATGGAAGAAGATGTCAGCGAGAAGATGTGGGCTGTCCTTGGGACTGCCGCACACAAGATGTTCGAAGACACGGGTGATGACAAGCACCTCACCGAAGAGCGTCTCTACACTGAGGTCGAAGGTTGGGCTATCAGTGGAGCCATCGATGTTCAGCGTATCGAGGACGATGGTGTAACCATCATGGATTACAAGACCACATCTGTCTGGTCTGTGATCTTTGGCAAGAAGGAATGGGAACATCAGTTGAACTGCTATGCCTATCTCGTCCGGCATGCAAAGGATGTAAAGGTCAAGGGTCTGAAGGTCGTTGCAATCCTGCGTGACTGGAGAGCAAAGGACGCAGAGCAGAAAGCCGACTATCCCAAGGCTCCCATCGTGGAGATCGACATCCCTCTCTGGACTACAAGCAGACAGGATGAGTACATGCGGGGGCGCGTCGAGTTGCACCAAGAGGCTGAGTTCGACCGACTGACTGGCGCGGAACTGCCTGAGTGTTCAGCCGATGAGAGATGGGAGAAGCCGCACATCTGGGCTGTCAAGAAGACCGGCAACAAACGCGCACTCAAACTCTACGACAACGAGAAGGATGCCAACGAGGCACTTGCTGCGGGTCAAGAGATTGAGTTCCGTCGAGGCGAGTCAACCCGATGTGCAAATGATTGGTGTCGTGTAAACGCATGGTGTTCGCAATATAAAAATATGACACCAAGCATAGACAACACCGACGAGTAACTTGTATACTTCTATATAACAACACAGGAGAAGTTGATGACTGACGAAAACATCATTGATCAAAAGGCCATTGCGGATGAGTACCGCAATATCTGGGAGACCCTGTCCAAAATCGATGTGTCGAAACATGTCGAGAAGAAGAACGGGTTGTCCTATCTGTCATGGGCATGGGCATGGGGTGTTCTCATGGAACACTTTCCGCACGCTGAGTATTCGTTCTCTTCCCCGGAACTGCATCAGGACGGAACCGTCACCATTCATTGTGATGTGATGATCGGTAACTGCCTCCGCACAATGTGGCTCCCGGTAATGGACTACAAGAACAACGCCATCAAGAATCCCGATGCGCGGAAGATTAGTGACACGAAGATGCGGACATTCGTCAAGTGTCTCGCCATGTTTGGGTTGGGTCATTACATCTATGCCGGTGAGGATATCAATCCTTCAGCGGAATCAGAGTCCGTTGCACAGTTGTCCAAGGAAGAACTCAACACTCTTTCGGAACCGCCTGAGCCGAAGAAGAAGAAGCCAGTACCCACCAAGTCTGGCCCCAATGACATCCCGACAGAAGAGGGTGCGGCTGAGGTGGTCGGTAAACTCTTGGAGTTCGCCAACAAGTTCTGTGCCGATGAAGCAGGGCTTGTCGGTTTCTGGAAGGAGAACAAGAAGGTTATCGACATCTTGGATAGCAACTATCCGAAGCAGTACGAAGTACTCAAGCAAGGTTTCATTCAACTCAAGGCCAAAGTAGGAGGCAATGCAAATGTCTGAATATCAGAACCGGGACATGACCCAAGGCGCACTGTTCATCAACAACCGCAAGACAGCAACGAACCAACCTGACTTCCGGGGGGAACTGACTTTGAGCAAGGCTCTCCTCAAGGAGTTGGTCGAGCGTGTCAAGGAAGGCAAGGAGGCGAAGTTGTCTCTTGCTGTGTGGAAGAAGAAGTCGAAGGCAGGTAACGAGTACCAGTCCATCGCTGCTCAAATCCACACTGAGTACAAGAAGGAAGGATCAGAGGACATCGAGGTTCCCTTCTGATGAAAAAGAAAACGCTTACCAAGTCTGACAAGATCAGAAAGTTTCTAGACCGTGGTTTACCAAGGCCGCAGATCTGCAAGAAACTCAATGTGTCTCAGCAGTTGGTCTACATCGTTGCCCGGAACCATGGGATGGTCAGCCCGGTTAAACGCAAGAGCAAGCGCAATATAGAACGCGAGGTTCTTGAAAAGTTGTGGTCGATCCTGAAAGACCACATGGAAAACAAATGATCCGTTGGGTCAAAAACTTTCTCCGCTCGTACTCTGATTTCTATCAGTACGAATGGAGAAAGGTTCCCCCGCCTAACTGGCGGAGTTCTCGCGGCGGAAGGGAATACTGGTGAAAGAAGAATTCATCAAGGCATTGCAGTCAGGGGTCAACCTCGCGAACGAAGACAAGTTCGATGAGGCTGTCTCTAAGTTGGAACCATTGGCAGACCTGCATCAGTCCATGGTGCAAGCGTTGATACAGCGCGGTCGTTGCCATTGGGAGATGCGCCGTTGGGACAAAGCCACTGAGGACTTCCGCAAGGCAGGACTCATGGCTCCCGACAACATCGATGTCAAGTGGACAATGTCCTTGATGAACCTTCAACAGGGCAACTTCATCGAAGGTTGGAAGACTTTCGATGACAGATGGGAGTCGAAGAAGTTCGACAGCCCTAGGCTCAAGACCAAGAAGCCGCGATGGCACAAGGGCAGCGGGTACAAGGATGTACTCGTCTGGTCTGAACAGGGTATCGGTGACCAGATTCTCTACTGCTCTTTGCTGCGCGAGATCAAGAGCGAGACTCCGGTGGTCACCGTCATGGTCGATGCGCGTCTGATCCCTCTCTTCGAAAGGTCTATGCCGGGGATAGACTTCATCCCGCAGAACGCTTTCGTGAGCGACATCGACGCACAGATTCCCATGGGAAGCCTCGTGTCTGAGTTCATCGAAAGCAAGGATGACATTGCAAGGGTACGCAGCGATGCGTTCCTGATCGCCGACTATGCCCGTGCCAGCGAAATACGAAGTGGTTTAAACCTTGCCGAAGGAGAAAGGCTGGTCGGCTTGTCATGGATTTCTGGTGCGCCTCGCATCGGGAACCATAAGTCTGTCGCTCTGGAGGACATGCTCCCCATCCTTCAGATACCCAATGTGAGGTTCGTCAGCCTCCAGTACGGGGATCACTACCAAGACATATACGAACTGGAGAAGAAGCATGGCATCCGGATCGAAGTGGTACCAGAAGTTGACAACACCACCGACATTGATGGCCTCGCCGCGCTCATCACGGCCTGTGACTGTGTGGTCTCGGTCAGCAATGTCACGGGTCACATATCAGGGGCAGTCGGAACTCCAACCTTCCTCTTGGATTCCAACAAACTCTGGTACTGGAACAACACCAGAGGCAACAGGAATCTCTGGTATCCATGCGTCAAGACCTACCGTAAATCATACGCAACAGCACCGTGGACCACGCAAGTTGCTGACATTGCGGAAGACCTGAAGAGGCATCTGGTTCCGGGACACAGGCCGACATTCGTGTTCTTCAGGACAGGCACTGAAGAGCAGATCTGGCACACCCGCATATTCGTGAAGTCTCTTCGTGAGACCAACCCGGATGCGCGGATCATCATGTGTACGGATTCCAAGACCCCAGTCATCGACGGCACGGAAAGATTCGAACTCGACTCTGACTCCACAGACTTTATGGAGTATAGGCTGCGAATCTACGCTGCATTGGGACTGGACTACCCTGCGATGTATCTGGACGACGACATGGTCGTATGTTCAGAGATATTCCCAGACGCATTGCTTGGAGATCAAGAGGCATTGTTCTGCGAGAGATCGTTTAATCGCGATGCTGAGTTCAACCCTGACATCAAGGGTCTGCACTTCTATGAATACAAAGGCAAGACGCTGTATGAAGTGTTCCCGTATCTAGCCTGTGCAACGGTGACGAAAGACCATACGGTCTGGGGGGAACTGCTTGGCATCTTGGATCACATCGACCCCAAGTATCGTAAATGGTACGGGGATCAGGAGGCCATGAAGATATGGTCAAAGATGTTTAAAAGGCACGGTGTGCTGAGTGAAGAAAGATATGCTTGTCTCCCGGAACATCTTGGTAACAAAGACCCCAAGATTATCCACTACAAGGGAAACAGAAAAGATAAGATGAAAGGCTGATTCCAACCAACAGATATCCAAGTCGGAGGTGAAACATGGATACCGAAAGAAAGCCTGAGTACAACAAGGACAGGTTGAACCAAGAGATACGAGATTTGTTGCGCGAGAACTCGCTGCTCAAGAACTCGCTGTTCATCAAGGACAAAGAAGCCACTGTCCTTCAAGACAAACTGACGGAAGCCGACAGCACGATCAATGTTCTCAGCATCATGCTTGGAGTCGTGCTTCTCATGTTCATTGCTGTGTTGTTGTTCACTGTGCAATGGTGGAGGTGAAGTCATGAGCAAGATCAACGACGGTGGACCGGCGTTTCCAAGCACGATTCAATATTTTCCAGACGACAAGAACGCGAACGAAGAGCAAGGCATGACCCTGCGCGATTGGTTCGCGGGGCAGGCGTTGGCGGGGATGCTGGCGAACCCTGACTCATGGACAGGGGATCGCGGCGTGATGGCTTACCGCTACGCCGACGCCATGCTTCGGGCGCGTGAGGTGGAGCCGTGAGCAAACAACCCGAAGCCTTGCGGTTGGCTGACATTTTGAAGCACAAACTGCCGAGCGTTGAGTGCCTTGAAAAAGCCGCCGCCGAACTGCACCGCCTTAATGCGGTCAACGCGAGGCTGTTGTGGACTTCTAAACGGCTCGTTGCTGAACGAACCTCGGGCGTTGCATCCAAAGAGGCTTGGGACGATGTGCGCGACGCCATCGCTCGTGCAGAGGAGGTGAAGCCATGACAGACAACATCACCCTGCGCCGCGCCGTGGCCGAGAAGTTGCGGAAGGCGTTGTTCGATTGGGCTGAATGCCACAACGATGTGGCCGACTTTTGCGACGATGACAAGGAAATCCTCGCCGCCCTTGACGCCGCACTTGCGGAGCCGGAGCCAGACGCCATCGCCCGAGCGGTCGAGGCGGCTGTCAAGGAGTGCGTCACAATCTGCGAACGGCAGAGAATGAAGATTTTACAAAATCCCAACGACCCAAGTTGGACAGAACACTTGGCTGAAGTGCAGTCCGCCATGAAGCAGCGATTCAGCGTCGAGATGGGCTACCCCGCGCTTGCGGAGCCGGAGCCAACCGTCAAGGAATCCTTGCAAGTTGACGCCCTGCGCCGATGGGCTAACACCGATGACGGCCCGACGAAAACCAAGTGGCAGGGCGGCTATGACGCTGCTCGTCGATGGGTGCGCGAGGTGGCATTGCCTGCGCTCGCGGAGCCGGAGCCGGTAGCGAAAGCATGGGCTGAAGGTTATCAACAAGGCGTACAAGACGAGCGCACTAGCGAGGCAAGCATTGGCATCGCAGGGTTTGGGGCAAAGGTAGAACCAGCGCGTCAAAACCCATACGCAGCCCTACCCCCACCGGAGCCGCCCGCCAAGCCGGAGCCTGCGACCATGCAGCAGATTGTTGCAACGCACCGCACCACATATGGCGCACCGTGGCTCGACCAATTTGACCGCGCATGGAAAGCCGCCGAGCGGTTCCATGGGATCAAGAAGGAGGACAAGACATGACACGCGAGGACATTATCCGATGGGCGCGGGAGGTCGAAGATTACGCCGATACCATCTACGAAAAAGGCGAGTACCACCCCGGATGGTTGGAAGTTCGTGACCAACGCTTCGCCGCCCTCGTCGCAGCAGCCGAGCGGGAGGCGTGTGCGAAGGTGTGCGAAAACGAAGGTGCAAGGATTGACGCAAGTTGGACAAGTTGCGCCGCCGCCATCCGTGCGAGGGGAGAGACATGAAAGAAGTACAAGGTTGGTGGTTGCCTGATCAAGAAAGCCACATCACAACTTATTTCGATGCCATCAAACAGCCTGAGTATCAGCCGATACACCAGCAGTCTGTGGTTAAACACTGCAAGCAGTTCCGGACAGCCGTGGATATCGGAGCGCATGTCGGACTCTGGGCGCGTGGGCTGACAGAGAAGTTCGACAAGGTCATCTGCTTCGAACCCTGTGACGAGTTCGCTGACATCCTTCCCCATAACGCACCCAAGGTGCATACCATCCATCGATGTGCTTTGGGTAAGGAGCATGGTTTTGTCGCCATGAACATCGCTCCTGACAACACAGGTTCCACCCATGTCGCAAGGGGTCAGGAAGGTATGACACCCATGTTCCCGTTGGATCGCTTCCAACTGACGGACATCGACCTCATCAAGATCGATGTCGAGGGTTATGAACTGGATGTCATCAAGGGTGCCGTAGAGACCCTGAAGAACAACGACCCCGTGTTGATCGTAGAACAGAAGGACAGGTATGTGATACCTGAGGAAGGCAAGCATGCTGCGGTACGGTTTCTGATGAAGGAGTTGCAGTACCGGATCATCGGGCGCGTGGTCGATGATTGGATACTGAGGAAGATCTGAGGCGGATATGAAGAAAGCCGAAACACCAGAGCCTCTTTATCGGATCAGTCTTCCGCCAGAAGACCATCACAAGGTGAGCGTGAGTAGGTATTACCGTGCTACACCTGACGATGCACGACTGATTTCGTATGGACCGTACCATCAGAAGTGCAATGTCCGCATCGACTTTGATCTTGAGGGAAACATCTACAAGGTGGAGTGGCAGAACTCGTGAAGATATTCATCGGTTGGGATAGCAGGGAGAAGATTGCCTATCAAGTGTGTCGAGCGTCCCTGCTTAAACACACCACCGTTTCTCTTGATATCACCCCCATCAAGCAGAAGGACATGCGTGACCGGAACCTGTATTGGAGAGGTCATGACCCCATGTCCTCGACAGAGTTCACATTCACTCGTTTCCTGACCCCGTACCTTGCCGACTACAAGGGATGGGCTGTCTTCATGGACTGCGATTTCTTCTGGCGTGGGGATATATCTACCGTCATGGATTACCGTGACCACAGCAATGCGGTCATGGTGGTCAAGCATGACTATGTCCCGAAAGAAGCGACCAAGATGGATGGTGTTATCCAGACCCAGTACCCTAGAAAGAACTGGTCATCTTTCATGCTTATCAATTGCGATCATGATCAGGTTAAACAGAACCTGACATTGAACGCGGTGAACAACGAATCCGGTCTGCATCTGCATCGTCTTCAGTGGGCGACGGATGATTGCATAGGGAGCCTTCCCATTGCATACAACTACTTGGAGGGTTGGCACACCAAGGATGATTGTCCTAACCCGTTGGCTGTCCACTTCACCCGTGGCGGTCCATGGTTCGTGGACTACATGGATGTCGAGTACGGTGATGAATGGATCAAGACATCAAGAGGGCTTGTCAATGAATGACGATGAAGTTTCATATCTCGATGTCCCGAAGAAGGAAGTCGAGAAGGTATGGTGCAAGATCGGTGAAGCCGGTGACTTGGAGTTCGTGGACTGGGACATGGTCCGTAGTATTGCGGACAGTTTCGATATCACGAAGCCTGAGAACAGGACTGAACAGATGCTCATCGGGAAACTGATGTGGCTGGTCAGACAGGACACACTCAATGGGGTGGGCCGTGACTAAGGACAATGACGCATGGGATGAGGAATGGGATCGTATGCCTCACAGCAGCGACGAGTATCGCAAGGAGATACGCGAACTCAGGGGAAGGATATTCACCTATGTCGAGGAGATAACCAAGTTGCGTAGCAGGATAGACTTGCTGCAAGGGGAGGTCTCGGCATTGGAAAGGATGGTATTTAAACAGGATCGAGAGACTTAGATGTCTGACTGGAAACGGGAAGACATACTTGAGGTACTGTCTTGGGTCGAGGACGCGAAGGACGATGTGAATTCCATAACGACAGAACTGGAATACATCGTGATAAGCGAATTGATCAAGCGTTGCGCCGTTGAGATCAGGGCGCTACGGGAAGAGAACCAACGGTTGAAACGCAGGAGTAAAGGTAATGGATCTAAGAAACAGAACGGAGTTCACTGATGTTGATATCGCCTTGGAAGAGGCGCAGTTCCTTGTCAACAAGGACAAGGTTCCGTACTGCATCGTCAGGGCATGGAGCAAGAACAAGCATGGCTACAAGTTGTATGTAGTCCCTGCTGATTCGGTGGTCGAAATACAGATACTTGAGACCTTCAATCCGGGGTGAACATGGAACCTGAACTTGAGATCGCCATCGCTCAGGTCATCAAGAAGAACCGCAGAAGTGTCGGTCAGAACTCCTTGATGTGGGCGTTGCTATCTGACATCTCACATCAGGTCGAATGGCACGGCGAGAAGATGTCCAAGAAGGACTGGAAATGGGTATTCACCGCAGCCATACGAAGGCAGCGCATGGTACCCGGCGTAGATGGGGGGATGGTGTTCCTTGGGGAACCCACCTCAGGCATGTCTAAACAGGAGATGTCTGACCTGATCGAACTTGTCTACGCTTTCGGGGCGGAACACGGGGTTGAATGGTCTGACCACCCTTGATATCTTCCACCCCGACAGCCTCCTCCTGTGTGCTGTCAACCGGTGAAGTCTCATAACCCCCAGAGGCATCGCCCTTAGAGGGGAGATAATCTCTCCCCTTGTTTTTGTCCATCTGGCGGACAGTCTCAGCCAGTAGATCCATCTCAGACAGTTTGGCGATACGCATCAGGGCTTTGGTTCCGTGGAAACCATGGGTTCCCCTATGGCAATCCACACACAGGGCGACCGTCAGGAAGTCGCTGGCGCGGTCTCCCATGCCATGCCCTGTGCGGATATGGTGAGCCTCCGTTACGCTGCTCTGGGGCTGTCCTAGGAGGCTACAGAGGGTACATGGGAGGGACTTCACCCTACCCATGTAGTCACTGGCGTGTCTGTCTCTGCTCATCGTATGCGTACCGCCTCAGTTCCGGCATGATCTTCAGTTGCAGGGCGATGTTACGGTCGAGTTCGTCCACGATCCTGCGCTTCTCTTCAGGGTCGATGTCCATCCTGAGGACCATGTTCTTCTGATCCCGATAGTTCTTCATCATCTTGTCGAGGACATTGACCCCCTGCTTGAGGGCAAGGATGTTCTGGTTCTCCATGATGTAGGTCTGCAATTCATCGACCCGGTTCTCCTTGCGAAGGGTGTTCATGCTCTGGACTACCCCGTTTACACGGGCATCCAGTTCATAGAACTGTTCCTGCAAGCCGGGTCTCATGGCGGTCGAGAAGAACCGACGCACGAACGGGTACTCAAACCACTTGCGTTCCGGGTAAGCACGATCATTGTCACGCAGGGTGCTATCCACCGCATCAAGGGTGTAGGTTCCAAGGCTACCCAGATACCCGTTCATCAGGTGGTCAAGTTTGAGGGGCGAGATACCTGTTGCCTCACCCAAACGACGGGCAAGTTCGTTGGTTCCAAATCTGGACTGGGCAATGGGGTCTCTGTCCAGCATGTACTGCGGGATGATGGACCTGCCGGTGAAGGTGTCGTAGTTCGCCACCGTTTCGAAGATGGGCAACACCACCTGTGGGATAGGGTTAATCGCCAAGGTGCTGGTCGTGGCGCGGAACAATGAATCCTTCAGATCCTTGGACGGAGCATCCTTGTAGTAAGCATCCATGATGCGCTCAGGGATGGTCTTGAAAAGGATACCCACTTCGAACGGGATGGGAACCTTGAATGCAAACCCCGGTTCCCTGTTGGCAAGGTCTGCCTTCTTGATGGGGATGATGTAGTAGTTGTCACGGACCTCTGGGTTCTCGTTCTCGTACAACTCATCGTCAGAGACCATGGCGTAGTAAAGGCCAGTCAGTCCAACCATCAACCCTGCACGGCCCACGAACCTGAGGATGTTCTTCTTGCGCTCACGGTACACGCCAGACCTGCCCATCCCAGCCTGATACAGTTTATCCAAGCCTTGGATACGGGCATTCAAGAACGGCACACTGGCGGTGATGACACGCAGACCAGCGTTCCGCCCACGCCGTCCGTAGTTGATGACAGACAACGCATCGTATGCAGCCTGTACCCAATCGCCAGTACGGGACATGGTGTCCTCATACACAGCATTGCGGGTCGAGGCTTCAGCCATGTCAGATACTTTTCCAAGAGCATCCCAGACGCGGGTCAAGGGGCGGATGTAGTTCGAATTGACTACCTGATCCCACTTGGTGTTCTCCCTGACTGGGAACTCATGACCCTGCTTACGGGCTTCGTCAGACACGAACTTGACCACATCACCGGGGTCTCTCGCAAAGTCATACCCACCCGCCACGCCAACCTTCTCAAGGTTCTCAAGACCCCTGCCGAAGTTCCGGACGGTATCAACAACCGGGATGATATTGGAACCGCTCGTTAACACGACGGACGCTGTGTCACGAAGCATGTTTGCAATGACATAGCCCGGATCACGGACAATCAACTCACGCAATACCTGTGCGGGAACCCTGAACAGATTGCCAAGAAGCCCGTCCATCTGTACTTCAGGCACAGCCTGCATGGATTCGAAGATGAGCGGGTCATCAATGAACGCAGAGTACTTCTTGCCACCCACCTTGAAGGTAACGGCAGAGCGACCATCGATGCTTTGCCCCGGCTGAACCATGCTGCCCAGACCGATGGTGATCATGTCGCGCACGATTCTCTGCTGCGCCACATTCTTCATGCCCATGGCGATAGCCGAATCAAGATTCGTCAGGATCGCTTCCATGAGAGGGACATCGATGGCTTCATCTCCACCCTTCAATGCCTTGAGGTTGGTGACAGAAGTCAGACCACCAAACACCTTGGGATGGGAAATGTCCTTGCCCGTCTTGTCAGTGCGATAGAACGGGAAGTAGTCAGACTGGCTCAACCACAACTGCGCTCCAGCGTTATCGATCATCCCCGTATCACGCAGGAACTTCACCGTGTTGGCGTTGTACGCCTGCCATGTGTCGTACCATTCTTCGACAATAGGTCTGCCCGTTTCAGGGTTCGTGAATCTGGCTATCTCTGCCTGAATAACTTGCAGATCACCGGGGTCACTCGGAACCACCTTGCCTTCTCTGGTTAAACGCTCACCTCGACGGGCAATGGCGTATCCCTGCGCCAGTTTCTCAAGGCTGATTCCATACGGATTGTTGTAGAGCGGAGCCAGCACATCGATGAGACCGTTCTTGTACTCGCGACCGTTGTATATGAATGGTTCGATGGTGAAACCACCGTTCTTGTAGACGGGAACACCGCCTTTTACGGCAGCGGCGAACAGCGCCTTGGAGCGATCTGCAAACTCAGCAGCGACAAGCGAACTTACCGCCGCAGTGTTCTGCATCAGAGACGGATGCGCCTTGTTGTAGAACTCCAGACGAGAGTAATTGAAGATCAGTTTCTGGCGGATCTTATCAATGGTGTCCCGGAACTTCGGCATCTGCATCGAGGTGATGACAGTCTGCGCCGGGGTCTGGGCAGGGGGATCCTTCGTCAACTTGTCGAGGACTTGCTGAGTACCCGGCTGATACTGAGGCTGATTGTTCCGCGAGTAACGGATCTTCTCATCAGGGGTGAGTTTCAATCCCTGCTCAGGGTTCTGCGCTACATACAATGCTTCGGGTGAAGCACCCGGATTGTAGAGAGGCACAGCCATTGACGGGGTTGAAGCGACATCTGCTTCAGCATTGGCAACGGCTTGGTCGAGTTGTGCTTGAGGGCGAGGCGCTTCTCTGGGAGGCGGAATCTCTTTGCCACGCATGGAGATATTTCGCTGATCAGGAATGACCAAGGCATCGCCGTCACGCGCACGGTCATAATCCAAGAAGAATCCCTTGTACTTCTTGGCAGCATCTTCTGGTTTTGTGGTCTTGTCCTTGTTGGTCAAGCCGACAATCATGCCGATGCCGTCTTCTCTCTTGGGGTCCAAGAACCGCGCATCGTAGTTATCACCGTCCCATACTTGGAACCGTTGTCCGGTGCGCTCATCAACCACAAAGTCAGGCATGTCCGTGCGACTGGTAAAAGCCATGGCGACATTCATGCCATTGTTCAACTGCTGAACCATTCTGTCCCAGTTGGTTTCCGGGTTCACAATGGTCTCGCCGTTGACGATCTGACTGGCTCCAGTAGAACTGTAGGTCAGATGATGGTTAGGCGCGATAGAACGGGTCGGCAACTTCGTGTAGTCATAGAACATCACATTCGGGAATGCATTGATGATTGCCGCAAATGTCTGCGGCCTGAAGTCAGATGTGACATTCAAGCGAATGGCAGGCTGATAAACCTGCTTGGGCTGCATCACTTGTTCACCAGCCTCATTCTCAACCTGCTCGACCCCAGTCTCAGAGTTCGACCACTTCTCAAACTTTGAAATCTCGTCATACAGAACGATGGCAAAGTCTTCTGGGTTCTGAACAATCGCCTCTGTCTTGAGGTACTGAGACAGGCGCGGACCAGACTTGAACTGCCCCTCACCTCCGTACAGAAGGTTCTGACCAGAGGTCTCACCCAAGCAAAGACCTTCGCAGATTGCAGACTTGGGGCAAGTCGAAAGGTTCTGTTCGTTTATACGCTGTGCGCTTGCCAAACCAAGACCCATAGAGGCAACGCTCTTGCCATCATAGGTAAGTCCGTAATCACCGATACGGGTCTTCTGCAACTTGCCGTTCTCGCCCATCAGCGTTCCGACATTGTGTTCCTTCTTTAGGACATCACGGGCTTGCTTGAGACGAGCGCGTTTACCCTTGGCATCGAGGGCAAGGTATTTAGACACAGAGTCTGAAATGCTGCGTTCGATGTCTACGAGTTTTGTGTCTCTGGAGAGCGCACGGGTACGAGGTGCATCAAGGGTGAAGAGTTTGGTTTGCTTCATCTTGTTGGCATAGGAATCACCTTCTGCCAGTTGGATAAAGAAGTCTTTGCGACCGTCTTCATATTCCTGATCGATGTGCAACAACGAAGGATCGACTTGAATCAGAACATTCGCGCCGTCCATTGGCTGATCGATGTTGCCCGGATTCTGCATGACCTTCGGTCCACTTGACTCGTTGGTCAAGTAGATGCGATTGCTAGTTGGCGTAGCACCCTTGAGGCGTTTGTCTTGAATGGTACGACGAGCCGCCTCATTGGTGGCAGGGTAGTACAGTGTGACGGTGCCATTCTTGTTGAGTGGCAAGCCCAAGATAGGATCGTTCTCCTTGCCCTTGGCAAGGTCTTTAGTCTCGTAGGGACGCTTGATTGAATAGCGAACATCAGGAATCTCGGGCTGCAATTGACCATCAGAAAGGTACGGCATCTGACCGGTACGATTCTGATACTCCTCAGCCATCTCGACATCCTTAGGCGTAGCCTTGGATGGAGTCTTGACTGAGCGTCTTTGATACGCAGTGGGATAGGTATCTGGAAGGCGAGACTCCCGGATGCTGGTGGTCAGAGGACTGAAGTCACCGTTGTTGCCGATAGCAGACTTGATCTGACCGGGGTCGAAGACGGCGAGGTTCTTCTGACCGCCCTCTTCCACGAACATGCTGTCATAGCCAAGTTCCCGAATGGCATCAAGGATGGGGGCATTGCCATCACTACCCTCGATGGTCTGCCAGTTACCCTGACCAATCTCTTCAACCATGCTGGCGGTGATATCCGCGCCATTGTCTCTGGCTCGTTTAACCACTGCCTTGATATCGTCTTTGTTGCCATAGTCCCATGGCTTCTCAGCGCGGACATAGACAGGCATGAGGTTGGCTCCAGAAGGAAGTCTCTTCTGGATGGCATCCAAGTAACGGCTGCTTCGTCCTCCCGCTGCGGTGTCCTTGAAGATTTTAAGCAAGCCGGGACGGATGGCTTTACCGGCAGACACTTCCGCCACTGCTTTATCTCTCGCCTCAGCCATCATGTCGTATAGGCTTGGGGTGAAAGCAGATGATCTTTGCAGTGTCTCGTTCAAGACATCGATGACCTGCTCATCGCTCATGAAGTCAGGGAAGTTTTCGACCATGTAGTCTTGAGACAGTGCTGAGAATTCTTCAGCGAATCTAGGACTACGGGTCAGGAACACAGACCCTGCTTGCTTGGGCTGGAATGCGGTGATGTCAGCAGCGGTTCCGTGGTAATAGACAAGCGGACGCTTGCTGTTATCTACAGCCTTGCTGCTGCCGAACCAGTTCCAGAAGTTCCGCAACCCATCCATGGTGGGACGGGTCGGTGTGTTGAACACCTCAGATCCTTCTGAGCCTGAGTAGATGAGACGGCCTTCAGAGTCCCTTGTCGGAACATTCCTGCCATCGACATCGATGGTCTGCGGAACAGGATCGGTCAGACTGCGCGACTCTCTGATCGCGGCGGTAGTGAGGATGTTGGTGTTGAAGTCAGAGGTGACAGGGGCTGTGACCTGAGTGGTCGCTGCGGCTGGAACACTCTGCTGGATAGCCTGCTGACGAACCTGCTGCCTACCCTGCGGGGTACTGATGATGCCCCTCAGACGCTCAGGGATACGCCCCTGTTCAGCCACGGCTTCCTCTGTGGCACGGAGGGTGCGGATCTCGCCTCTCTGACGCGCACCGATGACACCGCTCTCAAGGCGATTGATGACATCACCGTAGGTCTGGAACCCGGTTCCGGCTAAGGCAGAACGCAGTCTCTGGAAGAACTGGGCAAGGCGCTCCAGAAGGTTTTGAGGCTTGCCTGCAATCTTGAGACGCTTACCCACATAGTCGCGGTACATGTCCGCGACAGCCTCTTCGATCTGGATTACCGCGTTCTGATCGGCATAGTTACGCTGCGCGATCTGAAGGTAGGTCTGGTTTGTACCCGGCTTCTGTATCTGGGCAACAGCCTTCTCAAGGCTCGACCACTCATTCGGTTTCCACAGGTCCAACAACCGAACGGCATGGATAATTTCATGACCCATTACCTCGCTAAGAGCATTTAAACGCTGCTCAGGGGTAAGGGAGCCATCGGGATCGATGCGATCCACCGCCAAGAATATCTGCCTCATGGCAGGGATGAACATGGCTTCGGTTTCTTCCGGTGCAATCTCACCGGTAGGCTTGATCAGATTGCGCTCAAGGGACAGGTTGATGTCCTGTAGTCCAAACCCCTTGAGTTTCGCCCGGAGAGCCTTTCTCAGCGACTCTAGGTCGATGTTCCCACCCGGAGGGGCGGGTAGAGCCAGAGGCTTCTGAGGCTCATTACGAACGCCCTGCTTGGCAAGGTCAGTTTCTAGGGCAGAGAACTTCTCATCAACCTTGGGGTCTTCCTTGGAGATACCCGCAGCCTCAAGGATCTGGTCACGGTCAGGCTTTGCACCCTGCGCGTTGGACTGCTGCAAGAACTTCGAAGCCCGAACGAAGTTCTCCCTGTTGTATGGTTTAAACACAAACTCAGGGAGTTTGACCGGCTTTTCGAATCGAGGAAGCCCACCCAGTTTCTTGGCGAACAGACGGATGTCGCCATAGTCCATGTCGTTGACAGAACTCTTCCCGGTCAGACCCTTGGCAAGGGCATTGATTTCAAGGGAATCAATTTCAGAGGAGACATTCTTGGACTGGAGAAGGGACTTGATCTGATTGATGGCACCCTGCTTACCAATCTTCGGGTCAATCGGCACATCCTTGGTGATGGCAGCGAAACTCTTGCCCAGAGCAGACTTGGTTTCTTGCAGGTCAAAGGTGTTGCTCTCAGGCTTTCCCTCCTGAGAACGCGCCTTGTTCAGTTCCTGAGCCTTGGTCAGCCCCTTGATGATCCTAGGCTGTTGACCCTGAACGGTGTATTCGAAACCAATCTTTCGACCACGACTATCCTTTGCTTCGGGTAAAGCCTCGACCTGTCGCCAACTCAACGCCTCCGCATACTCGGGACCGAAAGTTTTCGCAGCCTCGTTGATGGCGACGGTCGAGAAAAGGTTGGCATCCGGGTTCAGAGTCCGGTAGCCGTAACTGAACAGACGCTGAGTGGTCTCAGGGTCGTAAGCCTGTCCTGAAGTCTCAAGAGAATTGAGGATTGCACCCCGAACATTCTGGTTGATGACTTCCTTGTTCAGGCTATATGCAGTGGCATTGGCCTGTTCGAATGTGCGAAGAGGCTGACCATAGCGGTTGCCTTCGGTATCGATGATGGCGAATGTCGGCTGAGGCTCTCCCGCTTCATCTCGTACAGTGTCACCTTGCGTGACAGAGAACTGACCAAAGTTGGGGAAGTAATCGCCCAAGGTACGGGCGATCTTCTGCCCATACGCCACACCAAACTTCACATCGTTGGATATATCCACACCGCGCATCGGAGTGGCAAGTTCGTTGACCTCATCCTGATTTGGAGCAGCAATGTCTGCCGCTCTGGTACGGGCAGCAGCAGCCTCGGCATCGATGTTGACCTGTTGGTCCTGACCGGCAAGCCGACGCTGGTTGTCTCGTTCCAATGCGGCAATAAATTCACTAGCCTTCTTCTGCTCTTCTGCGCGTAGAAGAGCCTCGCGCTCTCTATCTACTTCGTTCGTAATGTTGGCACGGGCAGCGTCATATTGCTGCTGTTGCTGTGCCGGAAGAGCAACATTGATTCCAGCGCCAAGTCCAAACCCGATAGCGCCTTCCAATGCAGCGGCTGTGGCAACACCACGCATCGTCGGGATGTCTTCGAACCCTTCCCGTTGAAGGGCGACATTGCCTGCCAATTGTTCCTGAGCCGCTTGGATAAACTCAGGTGCGCCTTCTTTCGCACCCGCGAACAATGCAGACCGCAACGCGCCAGATTCTGCGGCGTTGGATGCAGCGACATTCTTCAGTATCCGACTGGAGAGAACCTTCTCAAGACCAGTTCCGGCAGCAAGTCCACCAAGACCTGCGCCAAGGAGAATCTGATCGAGGTTCTCTCCGCCATATTCCTGAGCCAACTTGGCGCGTTCTTCAACGAAATCTTCAGGTAGACCAAGCGCACTCAGTTCCCGTTTAACCTCGTCATAGATGGTGCTTTTGACGATACCGGTTCCGCTTACCGCACCCAAGCCGGTTCCGACACGGGCTGCTGTAGCCGCACGAGCAGCCAAGGTTCCACCCTTGAGAGCGGCACCGGCAAGACCGCCAGCGATGGTGGGAACTGCGGTGCCAAGACCTTGGGCAAGGAAGTCCACAGGAGACACTGCCAATGCACGAAGACCAGCAGCCAATTGACTGCCAAGACCTTGGCCCTCTGCCTCTTGGAATATCCTTGCGACTTCCTGTTGATCCTGCTTTGCCTGTGCGCTGAGGAGACCGCTTAGGTAATCCTCTACACCCCGAATGTTTTGGGAGACAGCATTGTCTGCACCGAAAGAATCGGTGATAGCCCGAACACCTTGAGCAATGCCGGTTCCGAACTGCAACGGAACATCGGCAACCGATCTAAGGATAGATTGGTCTTCGGGTTTCTCTACTTCGACAGGGGCGGAAGTGCTTGCTAGATAAGCATCCGGGTCGAAAGCAGTGGACTTTTCAGCCAGATACTTATCTGGATCGAAAGCCATCACTGAACTCCAAGTCTGGCCTTGATCTGCGAAGACCTCTCGTCATTGGGGTTTGAGTTAGCCCAATTCAACGCCTCTTGATCGGCTCTGCTTAGAGTTGCTCTGGCAGAAGAATCCATGCCACCAAGGAGTTGGCGGGTAATTGTGTCAACCTGTCTCGCCAAATCCTGAGCATCGACAGGCTTTGATGGATCTGGAATTCTTCCCTTTATACTTTCAAGAACAAGTTCTGTAGCCCTGTTACGAGCCTCAGATTCAAGTTTGCGTTCGATGTCTTTGCGCCCCATGCCAGCAACCGTAAGATCGTTTTGCATCCTTCGGAGATTGATCTGATAGTTGGAGAGTACCTGAGCGGCCTGCATCTGTGTTTCTCTGGTGGTCTTCTCCTCTCCAGAGATGATGTTGGCAATAGCATTAACCGATTCGCTGCGGAACTTCATATTGTCAAGCAGGTTCTGACGATTCTGCTGTGCAGCCTGCAACTGCAACTGCTCCGCCATGCGGCCCTCAGCCTGAGCCTCTCTACGACCTTCACGCAGCGTTTCTGTCGCTGCTTGTGTGGCGCGTTGCAGACCTGCCGCAGGGTCACCGGCAAAAAGACCAGTGCCAAGGTTCATAAGGGTATTGGCAATAGCCATTTGCCGCGCTTCGTCACGGGCTTCTTGCTGACGCTGTTGCGCGGACTGGATGTACTGATTGAGATCAATTGGGGGAGGCAGTCCTTGCTCCATCTGCTGTCTTTGTAAATCGATAGCAGCCTGCACCTCAGTAGGACGCTCGTAAGGCTTGAGAAGGTTGGCGAAATATCCCATCGGGCTAGTGTCTACGCCAGCCTGCGGTCTCGGGGTGTTCAGCGCCGCGCCTGCGGCAGGAAGGCCGGGAGATACGGCTCCTTGCCCCGCGCTCGGCGGAGCGGCAGCAGGAGCAACAGGAGGCGCTGACAAGCCAGCGATTTGCCGCTCAAGATTGGCTATCTGCTCAGGACGCGCCCCTCTTTCACGAAGGTTTCTCAACCGTGTTTGAAGATCCTGTGGATTCGTGTTGACGGAAGATACAGGCGCAGTGACAGGCGCAGTCAAGACAGGGTTTGGCATCGACTGAGAGACCGTGGCTCCGCCCGGAACATTCAATGCAGCGATACGCCTCTCGATTTCAGCGGCACCCGCAGAGTCTCCTCTTGCCATTGCGGCTCGACGCAAAGACACCAATCGCGACAGTTCATTATCTGCACCCGGAACCGTTCTGCCTTCCTGCATCCGATATGGAACAATCCCGCCCATAGCCATACCTACCGGAGGCGGCATAGGTGCACCCTGAGGGGGCATCTGAGGTGCCATGGGGGGCGCACTGCTCATCTCTGGAGCCATGCCAGTGGAGCCGATACCGCCCTGAAGGATCTGGTCCTTGACGGTCGCCTGCTGTCCCTGCTGTGTAGCCTGAAAACGCTGACGCATGTCCTGACGGCGCTGTACTTCAGACACCGCAAGGAACTGGGGGATGCGACCAGAAGGATACTGGGCCTCTTGGAACAGTGCCTGATCAGGAAGCCCCTTGACCAAGTCTTCTGCTTCGATGATGTTCATTGTTTACCTCTGCCCTCTGCCACCAAAGGCTTGGTATAGACCCAACGCACCGATTCCTGCACCCAACGCCTGCTGTTCCGGTGACGGAACCCTGCCGAATGTCGAGACCGTGCTACCCGGTGTAACAGGGACACCCTGCAACAGGTTGCTAAGATACCCCAACTGTTCCCGTCCGTATGCCTGCTGACGCAGGAAGTCTTCGTAGCCAAGATCCAGACCACGCTGCATGAGACCACGGCGCTCTGCGCCTACCCCGCCCAGTGCGGCAAGGCGCTGAAGGTCCATCTCCTGCTGTCTTCCACCGAAGCCGGACAGAAGTTCCGCCGCAGCCAGTCGCTGTGCCTGACCGGCACGATCAGAGGACAGTCCCTCCAGACCCAGAAGCGCCCTCTGACGCTGCTGTTCGATGTTGAACTGCTGGGCTTGGGTACGGAATTCCTGCTCTGCACGACGGGCAGCATCGGTCTGCTGCTGTGCGGTGAGTCCAAGACGGGCTGCTTCCTGACGGGCCTGTTCACCGGCCTGCTGCGACTGCAACTGGAACTGAGCCTGCTGCTGACGAGCAGCCTCTTGGGCTTGGAATGCAGCGAGTCCTTGCTGTCCTTGAGCCTGACGGGCCGCTTCGGTCTGTTGGAATGCACTCTGGCGGAACTGTTCCGCAGCCTGCCGGGAAGCCTCTGCTTGCTGTTGGGCGCTCATGCCCATCTCAGCAGCCCTCTGTCGAGCCTGTTCTCCAGCCTGTTGTGCTTGAAAGCCAAGGTTTGCGGCAAACTGACGCTCTCCCTGACCAGCCTGATAAGAGCGAAGACCAAAATCTGCCTGCGCCTGACGAGCCGCTTCGTTCTGCTGTTGTGCAGACAGACCCAAACGGGCTGCTTCTTGACGAGCAGACTCACCGGCTTGTTGCGCTTGAAAGTCCATCTCGCCGCCTCTTTGTCGAGCAGCCTCCTGCGCTTGGAACGCCCCTAGACCAAACTGAGCCTGTTGGAGACGAGCAGCACGATCAGCCTCAAACCCGGCACGGGCCTGCTCAAATCCAGCCTGAGAGCCTCTGGCTTGGATATCTCCCAACTGTTGACCCAAGTTCCGCTGACGCTCTGCCTCAAGGAGGGTTGCACGGGTTCCGCCCAACGCACCGGCACGAGCCGCCCCTGCGCCTACCTGAGGACGCTGTGTTTCAGAGGCACGAACAGCCTCGCGCTTCTCGATATCAGTGACCGCCTGTTGGTAAGGCGACATGTAAGAAGCAAGACTTCCGGGAGCAGCCATGGAACCGGCTTCGAACTCTGCCTGCAACTGACCAGCCTGATAACCGGGTGTAAATGTACCGGCTTGGTATCCCGGAGTGATTGTTCCCGCCTGATAGCGATCCGTAAATTGCTGAACGCCATATCCCGGCTGAAACTCTCCGGCTTGATAACCGGGAGTGAATTGGGTTGACTGAAACTGAGGCTGGAGAACACCGGCTTGATAGCCCGGACCTACTTGACCTGCTTGATAGTTAGCACCGAACTGACCCGGATCATATCCGCTCTGGAACTGAGTGGCACGATAATCAGGGCTGATAGCACCGGGCTGGAACTGACCAGCAATTGCCATACCTGAAGGCATCTGCCCGTAACCCACCTGAGCGGCGATGTCAGAGGCCATGCCCAGTTGTTCAGGACGCTGAAGACCGGCAATGCCTCTCTGGGCAGCGGTCTCTTCAGGGGCGAACTGCGCGAGACGCTGACCGCCATAAGGTTGATACGGACGCGCACTCTCGAAGAGTCCTCGCTGGAGAACCTGTTCGAAGTACGGCTGTACATAAGCCGGTAGGTTGCTCTGTGTAACCGTTGAGGTTACTTGCTGTTGACCACT